TTAACCCTTGAAGAAAAAAACATTATCTTTAAGAAGTCTAACAACTTTCAAGATTTAACTGTTCTTGTTGATTTGCTTATAATGAAGTTGCAAGTCAAAAACGAAAAAGGCGAAATGATTAAAGCCTTTAGCCCAGAAGATAAATTTGCACTTAGAAAAAAAGCTGATTCAAATATAATATCAGAAGTAGCCAATAAAATTCTTTTAGATACCTATTTCGAGGAAGCCGAAAAAAAGTAAATAGCGACCCTGAAATAAGGTCGCTTTTAATTGTTGCAGACAGACTACACATAACAATACAAGAAGTTCTTGATATGCCTGTTAGCCATTATCATTTGTGGTTAGCATACTTGAAAAAGGAAGAAGAACAGTATAAAACGAAACAATCATTAGCAGAAGCAAGGAATTTAAAATAATGGCAAATCAAAGACTTAATATAGACATTGTAGCAAAGGATAAATCCAAACAGGCATTAAACAATGTTCAAACTAGCTTAGAAAGAGTTAAAAGGTCAGTATTTAATTTAAGAAATGCTTTTATAGGTTTAGGTGCTGGTCTTGTTATTAAAGGTTTTGTAAATGCTGGAATACAAATAGAAAATCTTGAAGTTCAATTAAATGCTTTATTTGGTTCAGCTAAAGAGGGTAAAAAAGCATTAAAAGAAGTTACTGATTTTGCATCAGGTACACCATTTGAACTTAAAAATATTCAACAAGGTATAACTGCACTTGCTACAGTTAGAAAAACAGCAGAAGAATCTGGTGTATCATTTGAAGAACTTTTAAAAATAACAGGTAATACAGCAACCATTCTTGGTGGAGATTTTGCTTTAGCATCACTTCAAATACAAAGATCATTTAGTGCTGGAATATCATCTGCTGAACTCTTTAAAGAAAGAGGTGTTAAAGCTATGGCTGGTTTTAAAGAGGGTGTTAGAGTTAATACAAAAGAATCAATACAAGGATTAAAAAGAGCATTTGGTACAGGTGGAGAGTTTGGAAACTTAATTGATGATTTATCAAGAACATTATTTGGAACAATATCTAACTTAAAAGATGCTTTCTTTATTTTCCAAGTAGAAGTAGCACAAGGATTTTTTGGTGCATTAAAAGATAATCTTGGAGATTTGAAAAAAACTGTTGAACTTAATAGAAAAGAAATAGCAGAATTTGGTTCTATGATTGGTGCTGGTCTAAGTTCAGCAATACAAGTTACAGCAAGTACATTAAAGTTTCTTAAAGATAACTTAGAATTAATTATTACTTCATTAAAAATTTTAATTGCATTTAAACTTATTAAGTTCTTTTATAATCTTGCTACTGCTATAGGTGTTGCAACAGTTGCTATGAGAAGATTTAACATGGCAACAAAAGCAAATATTATTATTGGTGGTGCATCTTTATTACTTTCACAATTAGATAAGATAGTTTCAAAATTAAGAGAAATAGGACTGTTAGAAAATGAAAGAAAATTCCCTAAAATTCCTGGTGGCAAAATACATGAGGGAATGACAATTACAAAAAAAATACCTGAATCAACTTTTATGGATAAAATAATATTACAGGGTAAAATATTTAAACAAGTAATAACAGATGTTAATTCAACAGCATTAGAAGAAATGAAAAATAAATTTTCAAGTGTAGGAGAAATAATTGCTAGAAATATAAATGAGGGAATAAAAAAAGTTTCAAGATCAATAGCAGAATCTATTATACTTGGAAAAGATTTAGCTGAAACATTTAGAAAAATGGCAGAACAAATATTAGTTAATATTTTAGCACACTTTATTGAACTTACTGCAAGAATGTTAATTGATATTGCCTTACAAAAAACAAAATTAAATACAATGAAAGCACAAGAATCATCATTAAAAAGACAAATTGCACTACAATCAACTCTTATGGCTTTAGGTGGTGGCTTTGGTGGATTTTTTGGTGGTTTTTTTGCAAAAGGTGGTGCTGTATCTAAAGGACAACCAATTGTAGTTGGAGAAAATGGGCCAGAAATGTTTGTACCAAACTCAACAGGACAAATTACACAATCTGCTAGAGGCACAGGAAATGGTGGTGCAGTAAATGTTAATTTTAATATAACAACAGTAGATGCAAAAGGATTTGATGAATTATTAGTTGCAAGACGAGGAACTATATCAAGAATAATTAATGAATCTGTAAATGAACGTGGTAGAGAGGCAATAATATAATGGCTGGTGTGTTTCCTATATCAAATTCTAAATTTCAAACTTTAGGAATTAAATCTGTTCAAAAAACTTTATTATCTAAATCTGCAAGTGGTAAAAGATTTGCAAGACAAATAGATGGACAAAGATTTTTATTTACTGCAAATATTATAACTTCAAAACGATCTGATGTTTATGGAGAATTAATGGCATTTATTATGAAACAAAGATCATCAAAAGAAACATTTACAATAGTTCCACCAGAAATTTCTAATGCTAGAGGTACAGCAAGTGGTACACCAAATGGTACTGCATCTGCTGGTGCTACTTCTATTACTTTAGGTGGTTCAGGAACAGGAACTTTAAAAGCTGGAGATTATATAAAATTTGCTAATCACGATAAAGTATATATGATCGTTGAAGATCAATCAGATATTTCAACAGGTACAATTACTATTGAACCACCATTAAGAGAAGCTGTATCAAGTTCTGATATAACTTATGATAGTGTTCCATTTACAGTTTATTTAGTAAATGAAATGCAAGAATTTGGTGGCATAGGTGCAGACAAAGATGGAAATGTATTATACAAATTCGAATTAGATGTTGAAGAATCATTGTAGATGAAAAAATACAAAATTACTCACAAAATAACTGCTGATTTTATTGCTGAAGCTATTGTTAATGAAGATCAAATAGATGCTTCAATTAATGATCTTAAAGAATACAAGAAACCCAATAGCAAATTTGAATATACTATGTTAAAAGGTACAGAAAGTGTAACCCAAACAAATTACGAATTATATGACGAGAAACTTAACGACAGCATTAAAAAATGAACTTGCTAACTATGTATTACGACCTGTTCATTTATTAACATTTAATTTCACTACTCCTGTTAATTTTACTGATTGTTCATTTGCTTTAACAAGTGCTGTATCTGGTTCATCAGTTACATATAATCCTCAAGGTTTTGTAAAAGGATTATCTCAATTTTCCGAAGAAGTAGATATAACTAAATCATCTTTAAGAATAGGTTTATCTGGTGTAGATCAAACATATATCTCTATTGTTCTTAATGAAAATATAGTCAATGATGCAGTTCAAATATTTAGAGGTTTTTTAGATTCTAATAATTCACTAATAGCTGACCCTTTTCTTTTATATGATGGTCAAATAGATAAATTTGAAATTAACGAGGGAGAAGATTCATCAGAAATAATATTTACTATTGTTTCACATTGGGCTGACTTTGAAAAAATATCAGGAAGAAAAACAAATCCTACATCACAGAAAAGATTTTTTAATACAGATGATGGAATGGAATTTAGTTCACAAACAGTACAAGATATAAAATGGGGTAGAGAATAATGGAAAAAGATATGTTAGCACAATTTAAAAATTGGTATCTAAATTCAGGACAAGTTAATAAAATTTTTACACCTTTTAAAAATCCATTATTATTTATAGAGGGAGTATCTGGTGTTGTTTTATATAGAAAAAAACCATTTCAAGTAGAATTATTTATTTGCCAACCTAATACATTTATTCCAGAACATACCCACCCTGACGTTGATAGTTTTGAATTATTTTTATATGGAATGAAATTTACTCACAGTGGCAGAACAGTAATTAATTTAGATGAAGCATTAGAACAAACAAATGATATGCCAACTCATGCTTATAAAACAATTAGAGTTAAACCTAACGATATTCATGGTGGAACTTCATCAAAAAATGGTGGTGCTTTTATATCTATTCAACATTGGTTAAATGATATAGACCCAAGTCATGTAAGTTCTAATTGGAGTGGCGATACTATGGGTAAAGAACATAAATTACAAACAGGATTATAAAATGATTGTAAGAAAATGGAAAAAAGAAGATTTTAAAGATATGATAAATTTAGGGGAAAAAATGTGTAATGAGGGTGCTTACAAAAATGTATCATATAGCAAAAAAAAATTAGAAACAATGGCAAATAAATTAATAGATAATGATAAAGGTATGGGATTTGTAGCTATTGATGATAACGAAATAATTGGCATGATGATAGTTTATTTAAGAAATTATTTTTTTAGTGATGATGTTTTTTGCCATGATTTATTGTTATATGTTGATCCTTATAAAAGAAAAAGCATAAAAGTACCTGTAAAACTAATTAATATGGCTACAGAATGGGCTAAAGAAAAAGGTGCTAAAGAATTTAGACCAGCTTCAAGTGTTGGTGTAGAAAAAGAAAAAGTTGCAAAACTTTATAATTTTATGAAATTTGAAAATGTAGGTTATGTATTTAGAAAAGAGTTATAATTATGTGTGATAGTCCAGGCGATATAATAGATGATGTAATTGATACGATAACAGATGTAGTTGATTCTGTTATAGGTTGGATAAAACCAGATGTAGAAATACCTGATTTTGGACAAGGAGATTTTGATAATTTTGAAAAAGGTATTTTATTAAATAAACAATCTAATGATGCATCTATTCCTGTTATTTATGGAGAGCGATTAGTTGGTGGAACTAGAGTATTTGTAGAAACATCAGGAACAGATAATACTTATTTGTATGTTGCTTTAGTATTAGCAGAGGGAGAAATTAATTCTATAGAAGAAATAAGAGTAGATGATAAAGTTGTTACATTTGCAACTCCAAATCCAGCCCCATTATCAGGAATTTTAGCTGATGGAATAGCAGTTGAAGTACATAGTACAGATGAAAATTTTTATTTAGCTGACCCAACTGTAGATGATAGTTCAGCAGAAAGTGTTATAAGATTAGAACCACATTTTGGAACAGATAGTCAATCTGCATCAACCTTATTATCTACTTTAGAATCATGGGGTACTACACATAAATTATCTGGATTATGTTATTTAGCAATTAGATTTAAATGGAATCAAGACGCATTTACAGGAATCCCAAAAGTACAAGCTAAAATAAAAGGTAAAAAAGTTAAAACATATAATGGAAGTTTAGTCGAGCAATCAGCAACTTATCAAACTAATCCAGCTTGGTGTTTATTAGATTTTTTAACAAGCGAAAGATATGGAAAAGGTTTATCACTTTCAGATATTGATTTACAAAGTTTTTATGATGCGTCTGTTATTTGTGAAACTCAAGTAACACCATATTCAGGTGCAAGTGATATTAATATATTTGATACCAATGCAGTATTAGATACATCTAAAAAAGTAATAGATAATGTTAGAGAATTAATAAAAGGTTGTAGAGGTTATTTACCTTATACTGCTGGTAAATATAGTTTAGTTATTGAAACAACAGGCACAGCTTCCATAACTTTAAATGAAGATGATATTTTTGGTGGATTAAAATTACAAAGTGAAGATAAAAATAATAAATACAATAGAGTTATAGTTTCATTTGTAAATCCTGATAGAAACTATCAAGTCGATCAAGTTCAGTTTCCACCTATTGATGATTCAGGATTAGCAAGTGCAGATCAACACGCAACTATGAAAGGAGAAGATGGTGGTTTTTTATTAGAGGGAAGATTTGATTTTAAAACTATTACATCTCCATATCAAGCTGAAGAAATGGCAGAGATTATTTTAAGAAGATCAAGAAATGCAAAAAAAATATCTATTAGTGCTAGAGCGAAAGCCTATGATTTAGTAATCGGAGATATAGTTAATATAACACATAGTTCTTTAGGATATTCTGCAAAACCATTTAGAGTAGCTAGTGCAACATTTAATCAAGACTTTACTATGGGATTAGGATTAATAGAACACTCTGATAGTTTCTATACTTGGGCTACAAAAACACAACAAGCAACAGTTCCAACAACTAACTTACCAAATCCTTTTTCTGTTGAAGCACCCTCTATTTCTGCAACAGATGAATTACTAGAACTATTTGATGGTTCAGTAGTTTCTAAATTAATTGTAAATATTACAAGCACAGATAAATTCGTTAATGACTTTGAAGTACAATATAAGGAATCTACATCATCAAGTTATAGATTATTGCGTAGAGGTTCAAATAAAATTGTTGAAAAATATCCTGTAAAAGAGGGAGTAACTTTTGATATAAGATGTAGAGCCATAAACTCTTTAGGAGTTACATCAGCATTTACTACTATTCAACATGAAGTAGATTCAGCATTTGAACCACCACAAGATGTTCAAAACTATTCAATAGATGTAGTTGGAGATAAATTACATCATACATTTGACCCTGTACCAGATTTAGATTTGGATTTTTACGAAATAAGATATACATCAGATACTACAGAAACT